GGTCGCTCATGCCCCCTGGGCACTGCTACTCAGCGCCGCGGCGTTTGCATATATCGTCCGGCTCCTCGAGAGAGTCAAAAGCCGAAAAGTCCGCAGTTGGCTGGTCGAGCTGCTGGAATTTGTCGCGTGTGTAGGGATAGCCTTTGGGACGTATTTGATTTCCCACTTCCTGCGACTCGACGAGCGGCTGGTCTGGATCGCGAGCGTCTACTTCGGGCACAAGGGCACGCGGTATGTCTTTGCGAAGCTCGATTTGGCGGCCGCGCAGCGCCTATCGACAATGCTGCGGGAGGAACCGCCGAAGGAGGAGAGTAAGTAGCGGGGGAATGGCGGAAAGGCTTGGAGGCGGTAGGGGGTAGCCTCCGGGCGAGGAATACGGCCAATGGTTGAGGGATTAGCCCCGCCATTGGCCGTTCTTTTTGTGTTTAGTGCGCCGCCGACGGCCCGACGCGGAGAACCAGCCCGCCAGTCCTCGTGCAGTGCTCCCGGCAGATCTGCCCGGCTTTCACGCACCCGTCGAGGATCTCTTCGAAATCCCGAAGGCGGGGGAAGTGTGGCTGGACGTGCCGGAGGGCCTCGGCGTAAGGAACGACCCGCCGAGCGGCGACAAACGCGACGAGCTTCCTTGCATAGAGTGCCGTTTCGGACTGACCCACCTGCGAGAACGCCTTGGCCATTTCCGCTTCAAGGTCTGTCACCATCGAGTGCGCAGTTGACAGATCCTCCGCGGTGATTACCAGTTCATCCCGATTTGCCGCAGCCAGAACAATTGCCAGTTTGTGGATGTGAGTCTGCTTCCGCGCTAGATACCCCCCAAACCGTTCTTTTTCCAGATGCGCGTGTGCCGCGGAGCTGTGCTGTTCATACCAGCTCCTTCCCCAGCGGCGGGCCTCCTCAGAGATTTTATACTCCCCAGCTAGTAGAGAAATCTTCTCGAGGTCTTGGACGAGCTTTTCCCGAGTTCTCTTGACGTTATCAGGTATAGCCTCGTCAAGGTACGGGACGTGCTTACGCTTTTTATCCGCAAAGACGAAGATACAGCGGGAGATAAAGCCTCCACCAAGCATATGCTCTTGGACGTTCTCGGCGATCCAGGTTGGTGTGGTGCAGGCGATAAGATTAATCCACGGATTTTCGATTTCATTCTGCCCCGCGTTCTTTGTGCGTTTTTTGATCCTGCCGGTTTTGCCATCCCACAGGTCGATCAAGACGTTGATGAGTTTTCTGTCATTTGGGTCAACGAGATTGCCGAGTTCGGAAGAGACAAGGGTTAGAGGTGACATGACGTGCCACTCCTGGGCAATATCGAAAGCCTCCGTGGACTCTTCGAATGCCTCGATAAGTGACGGCCAGGAGGTAATGTCCGGGCCGAATTTAATCCCTGGGACTTGCCGCAGGAGCTTCATGGAGATGTCCGCCGTGGTGGACTTTGCCACAACGCCCGGCGGCGCTACGAGAATGATGTAAAAGTTCGGATACCACTCGAACTCGAATTGACTGATCCAGACCCGCCGGCGGAGTGCCCCGGCTACGGCGGAAACTCCCGACCAAAAGTGCATATGGGTGGGCGCTTCGGTGTAGCTGGTGTAGTCCACGTAGGCTTGAAGCCAGTCGTGGAAGTGGCGAGTCATGCGCAGGCCCCCCAAGAACGCTCGGAGGTCTTAACCCCGACGGGAATTACCAGGGGGTCGGCATACGGTAGTTCGATCTCTGCGGCGCTGACAATAATCCGCTTGGCCTCTTCCCCCATCGAAGTAGGGTATTGTCCCGCGAGCGAGTCGTGAACCTGAAGCAGGATATTGCACCACGGATACTCAGCGTCGATTTTGACATAAGCCCTGTTAATGAGACATGCGACCGTAGACTGCGGAATCCAGGCAGCGGCCTCGTTGAAGATGGTGCCTTCGATCCGTCCGGTAAACTGAAACTCATAACCGAATACGTTGCGAACTGTGCGATGAGTAATGACCTGGTTCTTGAGGTCTTCCTGCCACTTTTTGATACGCGGAAAACGTGAAAAATACCAATGCTGTGTCTGGTCTGCTTGGTGCACAGAAAGTCCCAAACGCTCGGCAAGGCCTTTTGCCGTCCCGAGATAATTTGTTCCGTGCGCAAAGCTCTTGAATGTCTGACGACGAGGGTCTTTTTTCGTAATAGAACTGTCATGGTAGAATTCTTTCGCGATTTCCGTGTAGGGGTCTGCGCCTTCGCGCAGCATGGCTTTCATTTCCGGCTCGTCGGACTCCCAGACGACGATACGCAAGTCGGCGGAGGCCAAGTCAATGTCGAAAAAAGTCATCCCTGGGTCAGGGATAAAAGACTCCTTGATATTGGGGAGCTTGAACTGTAGGAACGGGACTGGCATGGTCAGTTACCTGCGGGAATGTTCTGGAGATTGGCCCCGGAGCCGAAGGGGTTGGCGGAGGAAGAAAAACGAAATGTGTTGGTCCCGGCGATTGCAAAGGAGCAGCGCATCCGGCCGTCGATGTCGAGCTTGGCCATCGCGTAGGTGGAGAGGAACTTGCCGAGAGAGCGCAGCTCGAGGATCGCGGTGCCGATTGGACGAAAAAGGGGTTCCTTTTCCATGAGTTTATTCAGGGCCTCGTCGTCGCAGGTAACGCCTCCAGAGGTGCGGGAGTATTGCTTCGGGAGATTAAACTGGCGATAGACCAGATCTTGCATTTGCGGCGGGGAGCCTACGTTGAGGTCGTAGCCCAGGATGTCGGATAAAAACGCCTCGTGGGCCTGGATCTGCGGCAGGAGAAGCTGGATGAACTCGTTTCGCTTGGCCATGTCAATCCGCACCCCGCGATTCATCGAGCGGAGGACGGGCCAGAAGAGCTTCTGCTGGAAATCATGCACGTCGCGCTTGCCGGTTTGATCGACTGCGACTTGCTGCCCATCATCGACTTCGAAGGTGTAAACGCAATCCATGCAGTTATAAGTCCAATACTTCTCCTCCGGGATGGAAGGGTCCCAGCCTTTTCCGTCGTCTTTCCAGTACGCGTAGTGCTCGCAGTAAATCGACGCGAGGAACGCGAGGGACTTCTGCATGCCGGGGAACATGGTGTGATTAGCAAGCATCGTATCGCGAACCAGTCGGGGCGTGAAGCAAAAAAACCGCTGGATGTACTGGATGTCGTAGTGGAAGTTCTGCCCGACTCCGATGCAGTTGGGATGCTGGAGGACTTTGGACAGGGCGAAGAGAATTGTCGGCTCCTCCTGCTCAGACCAGTAGCCCTCCGGGCGCTCGACGCACATAAACGGGAGGCAGATCGCTGATGTTTTTGACCAAGCCAGGCCGATGCAGGAGATATGCCCTGCGCGGGTTTCAATGTCGATCGAGAGCTTGGTCGGGGCGGAATCGAGCTGGCGGTAAAGCTGGTCAAGTACAGACAGGGCGGTTGAATAGTCCGGGCGAATTATGAATTGATAATCCGGGCGGTTTATTCCCTGACTCCGGGACTCTTTCAACGCCCGCTTCATGTCGTGAATTGCTTGCGGCCGCCATTCATACTTCGCCATGCAGAGCCCCGGCGGGAGCGTCGGGACGACTTTTGGCCGGTAGTCGAGCGCCAGCGGGAGGTCGGCCTGCATGACAGAGCCGCGCCAGGAGGTGATGCCCCACTCGCCAGTCAGTGCCCACAGGGCGGCATTTCCAAGAGCGATGATTACATTCGGCCGGCAGAGTTCAATCTCACGGGATAGGATTTCCAGCCACTGCGCAACCACCGGCGCAACGTATTTGTCGCGGACTAGGACGTGTCCGGGGAGTACGTCGGCTTTTTTCTGCGCAATGAAACGAGAAAGATCCCCTTTCGGGGGCCTCTCGCGCAGAAACATGGTCTGGAAGCAGGAGGACTTGAAGATTCCTGCGGACTGGAGCATGCGGCCAAGCTCGGCCCCCGGCCCGGAACCGCAGAACACTATCCCGGTATTTACGTCGGCTTCGGCTGGGAACTCCCCGACGAGCATGATGGAGGCCGGGCAAGGGCCAATTGGACGGAGAAGCGCGGCAGTCATGTGGAAGTTCCTTCGAGAGTTTCGAGGAGTTTTTTCATGTAGTGGATGCCTTTAGCGATTTCTTGCGTATCGAGGTCTTTGCTTCCCATCCGCATGAGGTACTTCAACGCCCCGGCGCGGTAAGCACCGATCCGCTGCTCACGCGGCCAAGTGTCGATCACGTCCCAGGGCTGGACAAGCATTTCGACGTAGTGGGTGCCGCCGGCTTGGTAGGCTTTCACGGTGTTGTTGCAGGAGGTCATGATCAGAGTCCCGACAAAAGATCAGCGCCACCGGTGAGCCGCTCCGCGCGTTTCAGGCACATTCCATAATACGCCGGGACGGCTTCGATCAGGACGGAGAAGCACTGGCAGGCCGCGGCAGCCTCCAGCAACGGCCCTGAGCCCGCGAACGAGTCGAGCACCTTATCACCGGGTTTCACCGACCGCTGGAGCAGGTTCTGGAACAGCGCGACGGGCTTCTGCGCACCGTGGCCCATGTTGTCGTCACCGTTGCAGGGGATCACGTCAGGGTAAATGTGATTGACCTTTTTGTTCCCCTTGATTGCGTAGAGGATGGTTTCGTACTGGCGGCGCGGGCCGTGTTCAGGGCGTGGGACACGGCCGGAGTTGAGCTTGTAGGCGATCAGCGGGGTGCGGAAGACGTCCCAGCCGGCAGCGGTCATTAGGTCCTTGAGGACGGGGAAATTCGCAATGTCGCAGAATACATACGCGTGGGCCTCGGGCTTGGCTACGCGGTAGGCCAGCCCGCACCAGCCGCGGGTAGATGCGGTGCCGCACATCAGCGTCAGCCAGCTCTCATAGCTGTCGTCGTACTGATGGTCTGTGCCGGAGAGCCTCCCGCTGGCGTTTCCGAAGTCATCCGCCCCCATGCCGTAAGGCGCGTCAGTCAGGATCACGTCGAATTGCCCTTGGTTCGCCGGGTCGGCCATGTAGGTCAGGCAGTCCATGTTGAGGATTTGATAGGTGTCCTCGACTGCGGTTTTCCCCATAGCCACTGCCAGCTGGGCAGCCTCGGCGCGAGTTTCCTCCTTCTTGAGGATTTTGAAGGCTTCCTGGACGGTCTTCGCAGCGGCCACCGCCGGGTTGCGGAGGTGCTTCGCGACGATGAGTTCCTTGCGGATGGTGTCCTGATAAGCGCCGTCCGAGCGGCCGAGGACTTCGCGGGCGGTGTCGGCGATGGACTGCGGGAGGGTTTGGGCGAGGATTACGGCGCCTTTTGCCGGGTCATCGAGCTGGGTAGCTTGGTAACGTACTTCTTGCTTTTGCGCGCTCCGCAGCTCGTGCAACTCCTTCACCGCGGCTGCATGATCCTGCCACGTGAGGTCTTTCCGGCGGATGTTTTCGTCGAGTTCGGCTTCCTTTGCCTCCAGCGGGGAGAGTTCCCCTAAGTCTGTGTAAGGGACAAGACCGTCCTCGGCGGTGAAAACTTTCCCAGAGTGGAGAAAGCTCCCGCCGAGGGCAAAGATGTCGGAGATGGCTTTAAGCCGAGTTTCGCCAGCGACAAGGATCAACTGCTCGCCCTCACGACGGAGTACCGGCGGGTGAAGCAGCTGCGTGTTCTTCGCGGGGGACAGCTCGATCGACGCCTTGAGCTCTTCGAGCTTATTCGGGTCGAACTCGCGGCGCTGACGGTTCGGGGGAATACCAATGGAAGCCAGCAGGACGGTTTTCATAATTACCTCAGCAGACGTAGCCCGGCGTGCGGGCGATAGGGAAACAGGGAGTATGGGCGGGAATGGTGCGGGAAAATACGACCGGAGAATGGCACGGGACGCCGCGGCGGGTATTTGTCCATCCGGGCATTTTGCCATTAAGACGCGGCGCCATAGGCCGGGTGCTTGAACAACGAAGGAGTTTCACGGGCGAGTGCCTTTCGCGAAAAACGCCCGGACGGGCCGGGCGCTGGTGGGGGGGGGGAAATCCCCTAAATGCCCCCGAAGGGGTTGTTTACTATTCTCGAGACGCGAGCTTGCTACGAAGTTCGTAGCCCATCAGCGGCCAGACCTTCGCTACTGCATTCTGGCGGGCGATCTTGCGGCCGATCTCGGCGTTGAAGTTCTCCGGGCTGGCGCAGGCCGATTCGCCGGTGACGGTGAAGCCATTGCGCAGGACAAGGACGCAGAAGGTCAGTAGCCGCAACGAATCTTTTACCACCGTCAGATCGACATCCGGTTTGATTCTGTTGAACACGCCACGCGCATCTACGGCGGCCTCGGCGGCGCAATCTAACCCTGTTGAGTAAATTTCTGCGGCAATGTTCGCCTCGATGTCAGCCGGCGTGATGTGCGGCGTTATGTCGGCGTCTTTTTCTTGGATTTCTTGTTCCAGTTCCTGGTAGTTCATAATGCACCCCATAGTAAGCCCCCGAAGGGGCGGTTGAGAGACTAACCGAGCCTTACGCGTGGCCGACGGCCTTCACCCGTGCGTAGAACTTGCTCGGGTCATTCCGGTCTTGATCCTGCTTCACCGTAATCCGCGCCATGCGACCGTCGAACTGGTGGAAGGAAAACCCGGACACGTTGAGATCGAGTGCGGCGCGGAGACGGTTGAGTTCCACGTTGCGGCCCTTGCCCATGTCCAGGGTGCCGTTGTCGTTCAGGTCGAGCATGATGTCCTGGACCACGGTGACTTTTTCGCGGCCGAGGAGATCGCGGACGGCTTGGTCTTCCAGGCTCCAGGTGACTTTGAGCTTCAGCCCGGAGATACTCGGGTCGTCTTTCTTGCTCCACTGCGTGACTTCTTTCTTGTCGATCGTGGCGAGGTATTCCCCGGCAGGGATGGGAACGACTTCGGTAGAACCAGCGGATTCAACAACTTGGTCGAAAAAGGCATTCGGATCAAACATGACAGACTCCTGAAAAGAAAAAGTGGTTAGTTGGCGGCTGCGTAGTGTTCATCGGAGGGGCCAGCCGCCGCCCCGAGCCCCGATGTGTTAAACCTACGGCAGGGGGGAGAGACTGTCAACCCTCCCTACGCAAGAGTTTTTCTAGTCTATTCACGGCATCCTTGCCTGCGTCCCCTTGAGCAGAAATCTCCAAAAATGACTCGGAAATAACCTTGTCATCTGGGGCAGAGGAAAACCTGAGCCTCCACTTAACCACACGATGTGCAAGGGCTTGCTGAACCCACTCAGCGTCACCTTCGTAGATAAGTTGCCTTACAACACGAACTTTTGGCATGGTAGCGTCTTTCTGCAGGAATTACTGAAATTTGCCGGTCATCAGGCCGAGAGGTGCCTCCGCAAAGGTCTTGGATGCGGCGGCGCGGGCGTACCACTTCGTGACAATCGGGGCGAAGTTAGGCGGGAGGTCAGCCTTGATCGGGAGGTTGCGGGTTTTCAGGTCGGCCATGGAATTGGCGGTGTCCCACGACCACTTGTCGCCCTGACGTGTTGTGAGGATTACGTCAGAAAACATCGCGGGGATCTTTGGTGCGAGCTTCACGCCGAGGGTAGAGGCCATGAGCTTAACCCCGCCGAGCACTGCGTCAGTCTCCCGCTCGACGTGGGCGAGAAGCACAAACGAGCAGCGGCAGTCGTCGCAGAGCTTCCGCAGGAGCTTTTCCACCTGATCCTGCGCGATCCCCCAGTCGGGCTGGGACTTGACCGGCTTCCCGCCGACTACCATTGCCATTGAGGCGCGGCCCAGGCCAGTGAGGCCGTCGATTGCCAGCACATGCCCGGCAGACCACGTCGCCACAGAGCCGAAGCTTTCCCCGGTGCGGTCGTCAATGAAGTTCGCCAGGGCCTTGAGGATGGAAATGAATTGGTTATGCTTCGCCCGGTCGGGGTCCATGAGCTTCGACAGGGATTCGAGGGACTGCGTGTTGATGCGGGTAGCTGCGGTAATCATGTCTTCGAAAGAAGAGTCAGGCGCCCGGACTACGTGATAGTGGAGGTTGTCTGGGATGGGCCTGCCGCGGTCGGCGTAGTAACCCTGGAGAGACTCGACGCCGGACTCGGTAAAGAGAACAAAAACCTCCATTCCGGTATCGACGAGGGTGCCCAAGGCGTGAGTTTTCCCGGTGCCGGATGGACCCATGAGGGTGACGTTGAATCCCTGAGCGGTGTCGGGGAGAGCCGCGAAGTCGTAAAGAGGCTTGGCGGGAGTAGTGGGGACTGTCATGGAAGGAACCTCTTGTAGTGAAGGTAGTGCGCATGGAAATCGTGAAGGAGGACGGACTGCGGCAGGGCCGCGTTGAACTCAAAATCAGCCGGGAGATAGAACGTCCCCGGCCAGTCATGGAGGGATCTGGCTTTCGGCCCGCAGGTCGGGCAGACCCCGCGGACAGGGCACCAGATCGAGACAACGCCTGTGGATTCGCGGATGCAGGGGGCTCGTTGATAGACCTCCCCGCAGATCTGGCAGACCCAAACCCGCGAGGCAGGCTCCAGCCAGTCTTCCTTGATCGGGACGAGCTGGCGGGGGGTGTCCCCGAGAAGGGCTGAGCCGGCGAAAAAATACTGGCGGAACATAATTCGGGCGGATTATGGATTGATAATACACGCGGAGATTAGCAGAGACACCTGCTCGAAAGTTTCTTTCACTATGAAAGTGTCCGCTCTCTGTGAAGTTACCAGTGCACAGCGGCCATCAGGCTCTGGGGAGAGAATCTCAATGTGGTCCAGGTTCACTAGGATACTAGCCTCAGTATAGGCGGATGTCAGTCGGATAAACATTATTCTTCTCCTGTCTGGTTCGCCCAGCTCGCCTCATACTCTTCCACTGTCAATTCCTTCCGCAGCAGCGGATCCCAGACTCGCTTGTGGAAGTAGATCGGGAGGAAAGCCTCGGGGTTAGGGGACTTGCAGGCGATGGTAAACGCGCACCCGCCGTACTCCGTGCAGGCACCATCGAGGGAGTAGTCATAGCTCCCGCGCTTCCACTCGGTGATCCAGCGTTCCACATCCCGGCAGGTTTGCTCGTACCAACGCTCGACTTCCCAGGCCGCACGGTTGGTGATTACTTGCAGCGTGTCGTACTTGGTCTTGAGAATGGACACGCCGCGGATTAGGCAGCCATCGACTTCAATCCCGTTGCGGCGCGCTGCCCAGGTATACCCAGTGAATTGAGAGCGCATTTCCCACTGCCGCGCCCAGGATGCCCCGAGAGAGGTTGTGGTTTTGTCGTCTTCGATGTAATTGCCCCCGGCGAAGGAACAAATCATGTCCGCCCGGCCAGAGTAGATGATCGGATCGCCGGTAACTGGATGACGAACGTCCAGCGGCTCCGCGAAGGAGAATTCAATCGCCCGGCGACCGGAAGGGAGGAGCAGCGGGTCGGCGCCGTCGTTCCCAAGAGGGTAGGCGGAGAAGTAAAACTCCAGCGCGCCAGCCGTGCGGAGCAGGGACTTGGCGGACTCGGGCGGGGCTTCGAAATCGCCGTAGGCTGCAATCAGCGCTGCAGTGCCATGCGCGAGCGCCAGCTCGGAGTTGAAGTCCTCGCAGCGTTCCTCGTGCCACTTGACCTTGCGTTTGCCTTCGAGAGTGTAAGTCACCTCCGGGCGCTGATAGACGCCTTCGAAGTACGCCGAGCGGGCGACTTCCAGCCCCTTGGCGAAGGCCCCGCCAGCTACCAGATGCACGGACTCCGCGGAGGGCTTCCAGTGCTCCATGTACTGGCGGAAGGCCTTGTGCGAGCAGGCGCGGTAGGTGGAAAGCGTGGTTGAGTCGATTGTATGGGGGAAGTTAATGCGAGTCATAGGGCCTCCAGAAGAGAGAAGAATTGCTTGGTTAGAGATCATCCAGCCCGCTGAGCAGGTCGTCCACGTTCACGGGGACTTTCTTCGCGGCGGTTGTGGCCTTTTTCGTGCGGGATGTGGCGGACTGCTCAGCGGCAATAGCCCGGCCTTCGCGCATGAATTGTACCGCGCGGCGGCAGTCCTCTACGGTGTAGTTGCCAGACGTGATTCTGGCGCGGAGGGATTCGAGTTCGGAAAGTGCTTCGGGTGTCATGAAAAACCTCGACTTGGTTGGTGGGCTGCGAGAACAACGGGAGACTAGCATAGGTTGGTCACCCTGACCAGTCTCCCCGGTGGAAGGTTAGTTGAGATAGACGCGGTACTTCGCGCGAGTGAAGGCGACGTAAAGGCAGCGGCGGGCCTCCGTCATGTTTTTGTTAATGAGAATGTCTCGCCAATCGACGAAAGAGTTCTCGTAGGTTGACCCCTGGGAACGGTGCGCCGTCGTCGCGTAGCCGTGTCGGACAGGATGAAATGCGCCTTTCAGATCCCAGAATTTCCCCCAGAGCCGCTTGTTGGACTTGGCCTGCTGGGCGAGAGTCTCCACCTCGCGGTTGAAGTCAGTGATGGAATCCGGGTGCAGCGGGCGGAGGACGATCAGTCGGTTGTCGTCAGTTGTGACTGTAATCCGGTAGGTCTTGTAATTGGAGTATTCAGGATGCTGCTCAATATCCACTCGTTCGACCAGCCCCTCGTCGTCCGTGTCGGCGGTTTTCTTCCCGTCGAGGTCCATGCAGGGGCCGAGCGTCGAGAGGCGGTCGCCGGGGAGCCAGAGCGCGGAGGACTCACGACCGAAGATCTCCCGGCGAATGACGGCGTTGTAGCGATCGACTGTGACGTTACGCCAGGCGATAACTTTCGACGCGTCGGGCCGGGAGAACTCCCCGTCACGGGCGAAGGCGCGGAGGGTTTCCTCGAAGGAAGCTTCGCCTTGGCGATATACGCCCCCGGCTTGGTCGTGGTCGGACTCCAAAGAGAGCCTGACGAAGGGCTTATCCACGGCCTCGCGAATGGCGGTGGCTTGTCGGAGGATTTGATTCTCAAAGCGGCGCGGGGTTGTGAGCAGGGCCTTGTCTTCAACAAGCCGCAGCGGAGAGAACGGCTCACCGACCGGAGGGAGCTGGGCAAAGTCCGCCATCACGAGAAGTTTGAATTTATAAGCCTCTTGCGCGCGATCGACGAACTGCTTCACCTGCGAGTTCACCATTGACCCTTCGTCAAGAACGATCAGCTTATACGCCGACAAGTCCACCGGATCTTCCGGCGCGGAGAGTTCTTTCACTTCTCCGTTTTCCTTCATTGAGAGTCCCAGCGCGGAGTAGATCGTCCGGCACTCCGGCTTGAAGTTCTCCCGTGAGAGTGTCATACGAAGCACACGCGTGGCCTTGTTCGTCGGGGCAGTGTAGAGCACTCGCCCCTTGACGGAATCGAGCAGCGCCTGCGCGGTGTAGGTCTTGCCGGTGCCGGCGCCGCCTTCGAGAAGAAAAGTCTTTTTCGCCGGGTCGGCGAGGAAAGCGGCGATCTGTTCCGCGGCGGTGATCTGCTCGCCTTTGAGTTCGTAGGCTGGGGAAGTGGCGGTTGTCATGGCACGTCTCCGGGGAGTTCTGCGAGCAGCGAGGCGCCGGTGGGGGCTGGGGTAAGCGCGGGGAGCCGTCCGAGCCAGTCCCGCAGGAGCATTGTAACCAGGCGAGAGTACGCACCGTGCGGTACGCGGGATTCGATCTGCGAGTAGAGTAAGGCATCGACTTGTTCCACGACGGACTGCGGGATGGAGATGTTCTTCGAAACGCCTGGGTCGAGTAATTTGGGCTTGGGCATAGGGCCTCCTTAGTTGGGGTCAGGGAACGAGTGACTGGCACACCGCGTCAGGCGCAGGCGCGAAGTAGGTGTCGGGGTAGCGCTGTGCGCACTCCAGCCTCTGTGCGTCGGCGTAGTCGAGACTGGAGGTCAGGAGATACGCGGCAAGGAGGAAAAGCCAGGGGAGGGCGCGGAGGAGGCGGTCAAGGTGGGTCATCAGTGCAAAGCCTCCAGGAGGTAGTTGTATACAAAAGCGCTGGAATGGTGAAGGAATGTGTCGATGCAGTTGCCGAATCCATCGTCTTGCCAGTTGCTGAGCAGGGAGAGCCGATGAATCGGGCAGCCAAGGGTTTTGTTAGAGTACCAGAGGAAGGACATGATCAGTCCTTTCCGATAAAGTACATTGCCCTGGCGGGATTGGCCCGGCACCAGTTCGCGATGTGCTGACACAGCCGCCGACGGGCAGCCCCGTACTCGCCAACCCACAGGTTTTCCGTGAGGGGGCTGCTGTAAGCGAACAGGGGTGGCATCTCCGGGTGTGGGACAGGGTATTCCAGCGAGCCAGAGCTTTCGGGCCAGGAGCGGGCGGCTTCCCTGACCAATTCCTGCGCGTCCCGCGCGTCCTGAATATCCCAAGGAAGCAGTGCGAGATTCTGGCAAATGCCTGCGGATTTGTCTCGGGTAGGATCTGGTCATCCGCCCATGCTTCCAGCGTATCCACGATATACTGCAGCTTCTCATCCATGATGCACTCCCCCTTCCCAGATAACTTCCGGCACTTCCGGGCCGAACCCGCGCAGCGGCAGGCAGCCAAGACAATGCTTGTCCTCGACCATGCGGAAGGCCTTTTCCCGTGGGAGCCCGCCTTGCGGACGCGGAATTGCCAGCCATCGTTCGAGGGTTTTGTTGTGCCGGTGAGTCTGGTGCTTGAAGAACCCGCCAAAGGCACTTGACCAAGTGCGGCAGGTTGTGCAGTATGTGCGGATGGTAAGCGCGGTTTCCGCAACGGAGTCCCACTCCCGGCGGTCTTCCCACTCGCGAAGCTTGGCCTGGATTTCGGCGGCTTCAGTCTGGGACAGTCCGGGCGATTTGAGCGCCTTTCTATAACGCTCCCCGGCGGTTTTTTCCGCTTGCGCGGCGACGGCTTCCTTCAGCAGGTCGTCAAGGTCTGCGAATGGGTCTGCGACTTCCGCGGGTTTCGCCGCGACCAGCTCGGGCTCATCGTCCAGCAGATCGAGCAGTGCGTCCGCCATATCGGCGGCTGAGGTAAAGGTTTGTGACATGGTGCCTCCAGGTCGTTGTTTCGGCAGGATCGCCGTGGAAGCCGGCTCTGGTAGAACTGGCTTCGGCTGCGGGCCTACGGTAGAAGTTTGGACTTTGCTGATCTAACTGTCCAGTATCCTTGTAGCTCTAAGGCTTTTTCCACCTTTACCGCTCCATCTTCCCCCCTTTCGTGCGAGTTCCACCAAGTTCTGTTACGCCCTATAAAGTTAAACCAGGCCTCGCCGCGTGAGTCCAGGCAAACCAGAACCAACGGCGGCGCGGGCTTACGCATGGCCAGTAACCTCCTCCGTGGCTTCCGCTACCCAGCGCCCGACCGCTTCCGCGGTATTACTCGGCGCCAGCTCAAGCGTTCCAAACCCGTCGTCCTGGAACATGGAGCCCGCCGCGAACCTGTGGGGCTTCCCCACTCCGTCCCTGATTTCCCAATAGGTTTGTTCTTCAAAGGGTTTTGTTGCGAGCATTCTGGGTGCCTCCCGAGAACCGCGTGGGGTAATTCCCACGCGTTATGAATGTATAATACGCGCGAACTATCCAGCCGTCAAGCCTCGCCCGCGAAGCAAAACCGCCGACAGGGAGGCACTGTCGGCGGCTTGCCCGGAGATAAGCCCCATCCGGTGGGCGGCTGCATCATTACAGGGTTTTGCCATGCCCACTTCGCTTTACGAGGAGACATCCGCCGGGGCTTGCGGAACCGATGATGCACCGGCGACGACGAACTGCCCCTAACCGTTTCCGGCTGCCAAGGAGACTCGGGAGAATCTCCTTGACAACTCCCCGGAGGATTTCTCCCCCAGGTGGCTGGATCAGAGCCCTTCGAGCAGCGCGTCGGTGTCGATCCCGCCGGCCTTGCTGATCTTTTCCGCCTCGATCCGCTCGATGATCGCCTTGACTGCCGGGACGTTCTTCAGCGCGGTACGCTCGGCGACGGACTTGGTTTTCACGAACTCGCGAACCTTATCCACCGGCTGGCCCTTCAACTCGGCCAAGGCGCGAACCAGGACGCTCGCACCGGCGAACTCGCTGGCAGTGCGCGGGGTGTTCCAGTTGCCTTGGTAGAGCTGGTCGATCAGCTCGTCCACAGCCAGGATACCATCATCGACCGACTGGAGGCCCGACATGGCGTCGCCCAGCTTCTGCTCGGCACCGTGGGCGGCGAACTTGTGCAGCAGAACCGTCGGGATGGTGAACAGGCGGCTCTCGCCATTGCGGAAGTCCAGGCGGGTCTGCACGGAAACCACACCATCAAATTCAGTAATGAACGATTCCTTCGCGACCTTGCGCTTGGGGGAAAACTCTACCAGGCGACCGTCGGCCATCTTGACGGTCAGGATTTCAGCGGCTTTCGCGGCGGCTTTGGTTTGGGCTTCGGACATGATGAACTTCCTTTTGGTTTGGTGGCTCTCGCCGGTTGGTGATCTGCTTCCCGTCGTTTCGGGGTGATTTGAGTATCGGGCAGGGCGGCCCGGTTGTCAATTGTTTTCTCGGAGAACTTGCCTCCGGGGACAGAGCCCGTTGTGCGCGGCGGCGGGCGGTTGTCAATCAGTCCTCTGGGGGAGTGCGTCCGTGAATTGCAGCCCACCCCGACGCGAGTTCTTCCGTCGGGGCATGCTTCAAGGCGTCCAGGTAGGCGGCGACACGGCGGCCATCCTCCGACTGCCCGACGCCACGAGCCCTGAGCATGGCGTCGGCCATCGCGTAGGAATCTAGCGCGACGCCCATCTTCCAGTCTTCCGAATATCCCTGCGCATTGGCGTATGCGCAGTACTCCGCATAGCAGGACGGCAGCGCTTTCGCTGCGAAGTAGTCGCGCAGGGACATACCAGGGAACTGCCACGTGTTAGGGCCGTCTTGATGGCCTTCGCTGGCTTCTGCTGTGCTGACTGGGAATGCCGGCCCGCCCGTTTCAATCTTCTCTTTCATCACTTCCCCCATCCTTCCTAAGAGCAGTTCCGTCTACATGCGCCGTGACTTGGCGGCACCCGGCACAAGCCGGATCGGTCGTTTTCTCTCCATACCGACACCCGCCGGGGAGCCACTTACTAACCACCCCGCGAACTGTCCGCCGCCCGTCCGGCGTCCAACCTGTCTGCACGATCTCAACTGACATGTCCCCCGGCGGGTATTCCCGGTTGTGGCAGCCATACCGCCAGCCTTCCGACGCGCGGCCGATTGTCGCCGGGTGTGGCTGATCCACGTAGGGATTCTCTGGATCGACTGGCATTATTCTTCCTCCCGGAGATACTTCGCGATGCGCGACCTCGCGGCGGAGTTAATCTCCCCATCGGGCAGCTCACCGTGGCTTTTCATCGCGCCAAGCACCCTCGCCTCACTCGCCCGGATGGCTTCCTCAGCGGCGTTGAGCCGGGCCTCCAGCTCGGCCTTCTCCCCCTCCAGCCGGGCGATTAGCTCCATCCCTGATGGGCTGCGCTTAATCGCCTCCATGAAAACTCCCGCCGTTGGTGAATGTTCCGGGCGGCAGAAGCGCAGCGTCGCCGGGGCGTCTTTCGGCAGCGCCATGATAACTCCGTCCGCGTCGGAGAGGAGCTGGGCAATTAGCGGATCGGGGTCTTTCCCGTCCTTTCTGTGTCGAGCGTCGAGCCGGCGGCACTTCTTGAGTAGGTTGTAGAACTGCAGCCGGAGGGTGATTGCCTCCTGTTCCGTGGCGAGTTCCAGGTCAAAGCTCCCGCGGAGCAGTGCCTCCGAGTAGGCTTTGGCGAGGAAGTTAAGTGGGTCGATAGTCATTGGGCGGGGCCTCTTAGGGGTAGTTCGCGTGGATTATGGAATTGTAATCCACGCGGAGTTGAAAACGGTGGCTGAAGAAATTGTCGTGAGTTAGGAGCTTAGCATACAAAACCCTTTCTTGGCGGGGCGGCGGGTGGTGGTTGGTGGTTGGCGGTTGGTGGT